TTGCCTTTACTGGTACGGAATTTAATGACACATTTGATGCGATAGCAGTTGCCAATATGGCTAACGGAACAGCCGCACACGAAAGACTACAGAAACTATTTGAAAAGACTGGAGTTCTTAAAGAGACAGAGCGAGAGATTCTTAAGAATGATCCACCAGTAAGAGGATTCGCAGACCTTATCCTTGATTGGGAAGGTAATGAAGTCATTGGTGAAATCAAGACTACTAAGGATGAAGCTTATCTATTTAGACAGAACTCTATGAAGCCATCACAGAATCACCTACTACAAATTTTAATTTATATGGACGTATCTCAAGCCGAAGAAGGCTTCTTGATGTATGAGAATAAGAATAACCAAGAGGTACTTATCCTTCCAGTTAAGATGAATGAGGCCAACAGAGAATTCCTTGAAGAAGTTTATACATGGATGAGAGAAGTTCGCTCTATGTATGATGAAGGTGAAGCTCCTAAGAGACCATTCAGAAAAAATAATCAGATCTGCACTAATTGCCCAGTTCGTAATACGTGCTTTGAGATGGAAGACGGTGAAAAATTAATACCAGTCCTGAAACTTTAATATGCGCTTACGATGAGTGTAATGCTCAATTTGAGAAGGCTACACATAACCAAAAGTATTGTTCTGATGAGTGTTGCAGACTAGCAACTAACAAAAGGACTATGGAGCGTTACTATGAGCGACGTGCCATAAAGCTAGGTTCTATTAGAAATTGTAAGATATGTAAGATTCAGCTAAGCAGATATAACTACGATGATGTATGCGTTACTTGCGACGAAAAGGATGTATATGATCAAAGACAAGAGCTATTGGATATGATAAATGGGCATAGCAAGCCTAGCCAAGCACAAGGCTAGTAGAGTAATTGGGATTGATGCATCAACTGCATCAGTCGCTTTTGGCATAATTGAAGACGGTAAGTTAGTTTCTCATGGAAAGATTATTGTTAATGGCAATGATATCTATGAGCGTATCTACGATGCTAGAAAAAAGATTGCAGCAATGCATAGTCATTTAAGTTCTGATTATATTGCTATTGAAGGTGCCGTATTTGTTAAGTCTGCTGATGTTGTAATCAAGCTTTCATATGTTTATGGGGCTATTATTTCTCAGCTAATGCAGGACGGGACAAAGGTTGTAAGCGTACAGCCATCTTCATGGCAGAGTTTTATAGGCAATAAGATATTCGGTAAAGCAGAGAAGACAGCAGTTAAGTTAGAGTTTCCAGGTAAGTCAGACACTTGGTACAGCAACAAGATAAGAGAGATGAGAAAGCAGAGGACTATGGACTTTGTTAATAAAAAATTTGGCGTGACCGTAGAGGATCATGATGTCGGGGATGCAATAGGTATTGCTCATTACGCATACGAGAATCTGACTGCACGATGAAGCTATATGAATCTAAAGACTGGCTATATAGAAGATATGTAGTTCAAAAGAAAAATATCGTTGAGATAGCAAAAGAAGCTGGTTGCTCACATATGACAATACAGCGATACCTAGAGAAATTCGGACTTATTAGAAAATGACAATATCACTTAGTAAAGTAGCAAACATAAAGGATTTTGATGATCCAGATTTTATTGCCGTATGCCAAGAAAACAATTACTTGGGAACAAAGCAGTTCCCGCAGGCTATGGATGGTGTAGAGCTTAAGAACAGAAAGACTTGGGAGATAGCAATGGCTATGCTTTCATTTAAAAAGATGGGTGTATTGGATAACCCTAACGCAGAGGTTCTTGGAATCGGTGCAGCAAAAGAAGAAACTATCTCTATGCTATCTAATAGAGTAAAGCGAGTTTTTGCTACAGATATTTACTTAGATGGTGGATCATGGCAACACTGGTACGAAAAAGAATTACTCGTAGACGCAAGACCATACATGGGTGAGAACTATAACCATAAGAAGGTAGTATGGCAGCACGTAGACGGAACTGATCTTCCATACGAAGACAACTCATTTGATGCAGTATTTAGCTGTAGTTCCCTAGAACATTTTGGTGATGAGAAGGCTATTAGAAAAGCAATCGAGGAAGCCCATCGTGTGCTAAAGCCAGGCGGGGTAGCCGCAATATCCACAGAGTATAGGATATCTGGAGAAGGCGACGGGTTTGCAAACGTACAGCTATTTGATAGAGATAGACTAGACAGAGTATGGCTTGATGGTATAAACTGGAAGCCAGTAGATTATTTAGATGAAGAGTTAGACGATACAGACTTTATTGATTTTGAGAGATCAATTCACGATAGAGATTATCAGAAGATAGCCCATCCACATATCAAACTAGATAATTATACATACAAGTGGACAAGTGTTCACCTAACCCTAGTAAAGGACAAGTAATGGAAAACCTGACAGAAGTTCAAAAAATAATCGCTGAAGTTTGTGATACAATTAAGGATATGCTTATTGAAAAGAATAAGTCATACGGTAGCAGCTTCTCTGATCCTGTCAGGATCTTTAGCAAGGTTGAGACTGATGAACAAATCAATGTCCGCATTGACGATAAGCTTTCAAGGATCAAGAACCACGGCAATTTTGCAGGGGACAATGACCTTGATGATTTAGCTGGGTATATTATTCTAAAGAAGGTATATCGGGCGGTTAAAGAAAGAGGATTGTAGTGCCTTCATATCAGTATGAATGTAAAGAGTGTAAGGTTCAATACACTCATTTTAGAAGCATAAACGAAGAAGATCCAGGTTATGACTGCGATACTTGCGGAGAAAAGCTAGTCCGTTGGTATGGCATTTCTGGTACTAAGACTCAGAAAAGATTGCCTGAAGGCGATGACTTTATCTCTTCTCAGATGGACTTTTACGGTACAGATAACTGGAAAGAACACTATGCTAATTGGGATGTGAAGCCAGACTAATGCCAGTGTACGAATACAAGTGTAGCGTTGACGATGCTCATGCGTTGCTAAATGTAACTAGGTCAATCTCAGAAGACGATCCTGGATATAAGTGTGAAGAGTGCGAAGCCGATATGATAAGAATGTTTAATTCATTTGGGATTCAGTTCAAGGGAAGCGGTTTTTATAAAACCGATCATGGGAGATAAATGAGTACAGACATAGAAGTAGCAGACGGATTCGATAGAATGAATAAGGTCGTTGAGCTTACCCTTAAGGGATTTAGCCCAAGCGACATTGCAAAAGAATTAGAAATGAAGAGAGCAGAAGTCCTACACCTTATAGATGAATGGAAAGACTATGCCAAGAACGATAAAAGTATTCAAGAACGTGCTAGAGAATCTCTAGTAGCCGCAGACCAACACTTTGCTATGCTTATTAATAAGGCGTGGGAAACTGTAGAACAGTCTGACTCAGTTGCAGATCTCAGATCCAAGGTTGCTTCCCTTAAGCTTGTGTCTGATATTCAATCAAAGCAAATGGAAATGCTACAGAAAGCGGGACTCTTAGACAATGAAGAGATTGGTGCAAGAATTGCAGAATCAGAAGAGAAGCAGGAGATACTAGTAGGAATACTTAGAGATGTTACATCTAAGTGTCCTAATTGCCGTAAGGAAGTAGCCTCAAGACTATCTAGAATATCTGGAACTGTAGAGCCAATTCACATTGTTAGCGTAGATAATGGTTGATCTAAACGACTTTCTAGATGCACTGCAGGACGATGAGTTTGAAGAAACCCCAGTCGACCTTGCAGAATTTGTGACAGACACTCGCTACTTAGGACTGCCACCCCTATCTGATAACCAATACATCATGCTTAAAGCAATGACTCAGATTTATAAAAGAGAAACATTGCATAGATGGCTTGGCGAAGAGGAGGGGGAGAAGAGATGGAAGCAGACTTGTAATGAAGTTATTTTCCAGCTAGGTAAGGGTTCTGGTAAGGACTACACATCTACTATTGCAGCAGCATATATCTCATACCTACTATTATGTCTAAAGGATCCAGCACAGTATTATGGAAAGCCTTCAGGCGACTCTATTGATATTCTTAATATTGCTATCAACGCAGTACAGGCAAACAACGTATTCTTTAAAGGCTTTAAGGCTAGACTAGATAAGTCCCCATGGTTTGTTGGTAAGTATAACGCTAAGGCAGGAAGCGTAGAGTTTCCAAAAAATATTACAGTCCACTCAGGTCACTCAGAAAGAGAAGCTTGGGAAGGATATAACGTTATGGTAGTTGTACTCGACGAAATCTCAGGCTTTGCTATGGAGTCTACTACAGGACATGATCAGTCTAAAACTGGATCAGCCATATATGATATGTACCGTGCATCGGTATCATCTCGTTTCCCAGACTTTGGAAAGCTAATCCTACTATCATTCCCTCGTTTTAAGAATGACTTTATCCAGCAGAAATACGAAGAGGTTATTTCTCAAAAAGAAGTAGTCATCAAGTCACATACATTTATATTAAATCCAGAACTACCTGAAGATGAACCAGGAAATAAGTTTAGTGTTCAGTGGGAAGAAGATAGAATTGTTGCCTACAAGATTCCAAATGTCTATGCCCTAAAGAGACCTACTTGGGAGATCAACCCCACAAGAAAGATTGAAGACTTCAAGATTGAGTTCTATCGCAATGCCGAAGATGCTCTATCAAGATTTGCTTGCATGCCACCAGAGGCAGTTGATGCCTTCTTCAAGTCTAGAGAAAAGGTTGAGGGTGCATTCAATAATCCCAACCTAGCAGTAGACAATGCAGGTAGATTCGCTGACTGGTTCAATCCACTTCCAGACAAAGAATACTTCCTCCACATCGACCTTGCCCAGAAGCACGACCACTGTGCTGTTGCTATGGCTCACGTAGACAAGTGGGTCAATCTAAAGGTTGGTAATGAGTATGCACAGACTGCTCCAGTTGTAGTAGTAGATGCAGTAAGATTCTGGACTCCAACCGCTTCTAAAAGCGTTGACTTCACAGAAGTTAAAGATTATATCGTTTCTCTAAAACAGAGAGGGTTCAATCTAAAGCTTACTACATTCGATAGATGGAACTCCCATGACATGATGCAACAACTTAAGGGCTATGGCATTAATACAGAGTTGCTATCGGTTGCTAAAAAACATTACGAAGACTTTGCGTTGATACTTGCAGAAGAGCGAGTTAAGGGACCAGCAATACAATTACTTATAGATGAAATGCTACAGCTTCGTATTATGAGAGACAAAGTAGATCACCCTAGAAAGGGATCTAAAGACTTAGCTGATGCTGTTTGTGGCGCTATCTATAATTCAATGTATCATTCTAAGCGTTCAGAAAATAAAGAAGTAGAGATTCATACTTTTAGAGAGTTGCAAAGAGATAACTATTTAGAAGAAATGGAAAAACAACAAAAAGAAAATAACGTGGTCAGACCACCACGTAAAATGCCTGCCGATCTAGCAGATGCGCTTGAAGGCATGGGCATAATCTAAAACAGGTTTAGCACTCATTTCTTGATATAATTGGTTAGTCAGACATTTCTGACCCAAGGAGATGAGGAAATTAATAAAATACTAATCAAAACAGGCCTAATGGGTCTATTTGTGTTCCTTTGGTTAATATTTTCTCCTACTAGTCAGGCTATAGCCGAAGAGACTACTGTTCAGGTTACACCTGCCCCGTCCAATACAGACACAGCAACCGTCACAACTGTGACTATCGCTACCGTAGAGACAAAGATCGAGACAGCTCAAACCACATTAACTACTACAGCTGAAACTCAGGCAACTGCAATAACTACAACAATTCAGGCAAACGTTCCAAATACTACAACTGAGCAAGCAGCTACAATTGCTACTACTCAGGAGCCAATTGCTACTGCCGTAGCAGAGGCTACAGTAAAGGTCCAGGAAGCTACAACAGCAATACAGTCCGCAGAGACAGCAGTACAGATTGCAACAACAGCGGTGGCAGCTGTTGAATCACAAACGGCAGTGGTTACCCAAGCAACAACAAATCTTAATACAGCTCAAGAAAACTTGAATACAGTTACAGCGCAGGTAGAATCTCAGACCGCAGTGGTTGCTACGGATACCGCAAATGTAGCGACAGCTCAAGCTGCAGTTAATGCACAGACTACTGTTGTAAATACAGAGACTTCAGAACTAACAGCTCTTCAAAATACTCCGTCAGACTCTAAAACATATACTACTGAAGGGTACGTAGCCCCCATTGCACCAGAAACGCCAACAGTTACTACAACCACTCTTCCAGAAATGTACGACGGCTTTACAAAAATTAACACTCCATTCGATATTAAAATGGGAAATACAGTTTATGAAGGACAGGGATCAGCAAGCCAGATCTATGTATCATCTAAAGCAACTATCACCTTTGGATCAGGAGATGTAAACTGGTGGGACTTCCCAGCAGGTGCACATATTTCAGTATTTGGTAGCGATTTTCAAAGCGCAGGTCCTAACGCTGGAATTGTAGTAACAACTACAGAGACAACACTGGCTGTAGATTGGGACCTACATTTGTTTGGTAATCCAGGTAGCCCAATTACAAATGTTAACTGGACTATGACCGTAAACCCTACAACTGGAGAATGGACAGGTGTTGGTACAGTTGCTGGAAATACAACTAATTTGTATAACGGGCCACGTATTGGCGTTAGAGAAACTGCTGGAGAAGCAGTAAAGCCAATGACAAATGTAACTAATTCAGAATTAACTTCTCAAATTCAAGCACAAACAACTGTAGTTGCTACAGAAACTGCAGAACTAACTACCTTGGTACAAGAAAAGAATGCAGCGGTAGCGGTGCTTGAAGCAGACACTGCAACATTAAATACATTACAGACACAAAAAGCAACTGCCGAAACAGTTGTAGCTGATAAAACAGAAATCAAAGCAACAGAGGTAGCAACACTAACTCAGATTACAGAGACTGCCACTGCAACAGTTCAAGCAGCAGATGCCCTTGCAAATACTGCAAATACAAAAGTAAATGAAGCAGTAACTGCAATGACAAACGCCGCTCAAGTTACTACAAATTATTATGCAGAGCAGCAAGCGGCAGCACAAGCTGCAGCAGCAGCGTCAGCAGCGGCATCACAAGCAGCAGCAGAAGCGGCAGCAGCACAAGCTGCACAAGAAGCCGCAGCAGCGGAAGCAAGAGCAGCTCAAGCAGAAGCACAAGCAAAAGCAGCCGCTGAAGCAGCGGCTAAAGCAGAAGCAGAAGCTAAGGCAGCTGCAGAAGCTGCAGCAAAAGCAGAAGCAGAAGCAAAAGCAGCCGCTGAAGCAGCGGCTAAAGCAGAAGCAGATAGAGTCGCTGCTGAAGAGGCAGCAGCTAAAGCAGAAGCAGATCGTATAGCAGCAGAAGAAGCTGCAGCAAAAGCTGAACAAGAAGCTAAAGAACAAGCAGAGGCGGAAGCAAAAGCAGAAGCTGAAAGATTAGAAGCAGAGGCAGAGGCTGCAAGACAAGCAGAAGAGAATGCAAAGGCTGAAGCAGAAGCAAAAGCTCAAGAAGAAGCAAACGCTAAAGCAGAGGCAGAAGCCAAGCAAGCAGAAGCAGACAAATTAAAGGCAGAGGCGGAAGCAAAAGAAGCCGAAAAAGAAGCGCTTGATAAGGCTATAGAAGATGCTAAAGCGGGTAAAGAATTAACTGAAGAGCAAAAGGATGCGGTAGTTGCTACCTTGATTGAAGATTTAAAGCCAGGACAAGCGGTAAGTTCTGCAGACATAAAGGCATCTGGAATTGAATATAAAGATCTTCCAGCAACAACACCAGTAGATGTTAGAACAGATGAAAATGGAAATGCAGTTGTTATTACAGCAGAAGTAGCAGCACAGGTAGAACTATTACAAAACCCAGCAGCTTTGCTTGAAGAAGCGTTGACTAATCCAGCTGCTGCATTTGCTGCTTTAGGAGCAATTGGTGCAGATATGTCAGATGAAGAAAGAGAAGAAGCAACCGATATGGTTGTTGCCACAGTAGTTGCAGCAGGAGCTGCAATTAACGCAGCAGGAGTTGCTGCTGGAGGTGCTACAGGTGGTGGCACAGGAGGCGGAGGAAGTTCTGGTGGAGGCGGAGGAGCCAATTCACCAGGTTCAAGAGGAGGAAGAAGATGGTAAGAATAATAAAAAATATCCTAAAAGATATGGTAGACCAAGCATGGACCCTTCTCGGTATGTTTATCGCTTGGGTTGTTTTGGACGGAAGTGCAAAAACAATAGTAGGTTATGGAATCATAGCTACTACTGCTCTATGGATATTAACTAGTCCTATTAGAAATAAAGATAGCGACTGATGGCTAAAAAGAAAGCAACTGCATTTAACCCAGTGCAGATTAAAGATGGGTGGATTGTCCGTCTGTATAAAGACGGAAGGATAAAGGCACGTATTGAAAGATACTATCCTAATCATCCTAAGAAAGGAGACAAATAATGGCAAAGAAGAAAGACATTGACATTACCGTAACTGATCCTGAAACAGGCGAAGAGGTAATTGGATCAACCGCTGTTACAAATATCTGGAACATTCTTATGAGAATTGTTGCAGTATTCGCAGCTTCTGGTCTATCTGTTATAGGTGCTGGTTCCCTTGTTGGAATTGATACTATGAAGGCTGTAATTTTGGCAGGAACTCTTGGAGTCGCTACAGTAGTAGAAAGACTTGCTAGAGCATTCCTCGATGATGGAAAACTATCATCATCTGAAATTAATGCAGCATTTTCTAAAATAGATAAGAACGCACAATAGTAGACAAAGGTGGTAAATCCCAGATATACTAATATCTGGGGGCAATAGCTCAGTTGGTTAGAGCCCTGAACTCATAATTCAGTCGTCGTAGGTTCGAGTCCTACTTGCCCCACAAGGTCGTATATACGTCTTAGGATGCTATAGTTACGAATACACCCTAGCTCGGTTATGAGTTCGGATGAAGATGGAAGTTCAGCTACGTCATGTGCTAATGGAAATCGCAAGTATATACGGCCCCCTTTTAGTTTAAGCGTAAGCATGGTAGAATTAGATATCAAGTCGATAGGGGCTAATTTTGGACGGTCTTAATGTACAAATGAGCGGGTTTCAAGGGGAAGATGGAAGCATCAATATAACCTTGAGATGTAACGATTCATTTAATTTAGATCTAACATATACGGATCCTATATTAGCACAACAGATTATAACTAATCTGGAAGTCATTTTAAATGATATGTTAGATGAAGCGGTTTCAGAATCGTTTTCATATAATATCGATGAAGAGCTAAATAAACTGTTAGAGGAAGGTAAATAATGCCTAAAGGTAGATATACAATTGGTGGTAAGGGCACTCATGGTTGCAAGGGGTATCCAGTAGTTGGGGATACAGGTAAAGTACACGGATGTCATACAACTAGAGATGCAGCACAAAATCAGCAAGCAGCTATTTATGCATCGAATGCAGCAGAAGAAAGCAAGTCTATGGATGAAAATGATCCTAGAATTGGAGAAGATCATGACTGTGAAGAATGTCGTGACGCAATGAATAAGTCAATGAATTCAGACCCAGGATTAATGGGAGAAGAAAGAGAAGCAGTCTTGGAAGATAATGAGAGCCCTCTTGGTTGGAGTGGTATGTTTAGTCCAGTAATGACAAAAGCATCTAAGCCAAACTATGGAAACATTATTAAGCCTAGAAAAGGGTCTCCCTCAAATAAAGATCTTTATGCTAAAATAATTGCAGAAGCAAAGCGTAAATTTGATGTATATCCATCAGCGGTAGCAAATGCCTGGGTAGTAGCAGAGTATAAGCGTCGTGGTGGAAAGTATTCATCTAATTAATAATTAAAAAGACTTGCCAATTGCTATATCTCTTTGGTATAGTTATATTGTCACGTTTGGTGGTCCATAGCTCAGTAG